AACGAGACCTTAGAGTTCGACATCAAGAACCGCTACAACATCCTGAAAGAAGTCATCGACGAGGCCAGCCAGAAAGTTCTGGTGTTTGTGCCCTTCCGCCACGTCATTAACTTGCTGTCAGAACGCTTCAAGAAGGACGGCATCACAAGCGACGTGATCTATGGCGACGTGCCGGCCAAGAAGCGCACCGAGATATTCAAGCGGTTTCAGGAGCAGAAAGACCCTCGGGTGCTGATTATTCAGCCGCGAGCCGCAGCGCACGGGGTAACGCTCACAGCCGCAAACACGGTGGTCTGGTGGGGCCCGACGAGTTCCTTGGAGACCTATGCCCAGGCCAACGCTCGGGTACACCGCTCGGGACAGAAACACCCCTGCCTCGTGGTACAGCTACAGGGCTCGGACGTAGAGCGTCGCGTATACAAGTTATTAGATGGACGTATTGACGTTCACACAAAGATGATCGATTTGTATAAAGAATTGCTTGACTAAGTAGAAGATAGCATTTAATGTAAGGGTCTCTTGAGAGGAGAACCCCGATGCAACAGATACCACTAGAGAAGCTGGTGAAGGCGTACATCGCTATACGCAACAAGCGTAGTGAGTTGTCCGCCGAGTTCAAAGCTCAAGACGGAGCGCTGCTGGAGAAGCAGGACAAGATCAAAGAAGCCCTGCTGAACCACTGCAAGGAGCACAACGTCGAGAGCGTAAAGACCACCGAGGGCGTGTTTTACCGGACGATCAAGCGCCGTTACTGGACTAGCGACTGGACCTCTATGTACGACTTCGTTATGGAGCACCGAGTCCCTGAGTTCTTTGACAAGCGTCTGAATCAGACCAACGTGAAGCAGTTCTTGGAGGAAAACCCTGACCTGATCCCGCCGGGATTGAACGCGGAAACGGAATACACCGTAGCTGTCCGCAAAAAGTAAGGAGCTTGTATGCAACCGAAGTATGTTTCGTCCACTGAGCTGGCAGAGCATTTCTCTGTATCAGTTCCCACGGTGCGCCTGTGGATGCGGAAGCACAAAATCCCGCCGAACCTGTACGTCAAGGTCGGGACCGCTTACCGCTTCATGCTGGCGGAGATCGAGCAACACTTCTTCGACGAGAACGCTCGTCGCAGGGCAGCGAAGACAGGTGAGCCAATGCCCGAAGAAGCACCCGTGCAGCAGGCCGTAGAGCCTGTAATCGAAGAGTCTGTGGTTGAAGAGGAGCAAGAGCTGCTTCCCTTTGACGCTGATGACGACCTTTAAGGAGAACGCTAGTGAGCAATGATATGGAGATGTTTAAGGGCAACGCCCTTGTCAGCAGCGACATGTTCGCCAAGCTGAAGGACCTGAACGACAACCTTGCCGGTGGCAGCGGTAGTGGCGGCGCAACGAATCGCCGAATCAGTCTGCGTGGTGGCAAGTTTCGTCAGGTGGTCAACGGCGAAGAGATGCGGGTCAGCAAGAACGACTCCATGGAAATCGTCATCATCGACGCAGCCAAGATCGCTCGGACCTACTACGAAGGGACTTATGATCCCAAAAACCCTGAGCCGCCCGTGTGCTGGTCGGCTGATACCAACGTGCCGTCCCCTGACGTGCCTGAAGATCAGCGCCAAGCTAGCAAGTGCATGGACTGCCCGCAGAACGTGAAGGGTTCCGGTGCTGGTCAAGGCCGTGCGTGTCGTTTCTCGCAGCGTCTGGCTATTGCCTTCCCGCAGAAACTTGGTGAGGTGTATCAGCTCCAGCTCCCCGCTACGTCTATCTTTGGCGAAGCGAAGGACAACAAGATGCCGATGCAGGCCTATGCGAAGTTCCTCCGTGCTAACGATATGCCCGCTGTGGCGCTCGTAACGGAGATGTACTTCGACGAAAACAGCGAAGTGCCCAAGCTGTTCTTCAAGCCCGTACGCCCCCTGACCGATGAGGAGCTAGAAAAAGCTCTTGAGATGCGCGAGCATGAGGACACGAAGCGGGCCGTGACCATGACCGTAGCTCAGACCGATGGGGTGCAGAAGGTAGAAGTTAAGGAAGCCCCCAAGCCCGCAGCAAAGCCCCGTGCCAATGCCATCGAGGCAGAGGAGCCCGAGCCTGAAGTCGAGGTAGAGGCAGCGGAGGAAGTCGTAAGCGAGCCGAAGAAAGCGAGGAAGAAGGCGGAGCCGCCCCCGGCGGACGATGCTGACCTTGCAGACATCGTTGACTCGTTCTGGGACGACTAAGAGTCCCCCAACGCCGCGACTAGGTTAACGCCGAAAAGGGTACTGCAGCGCCCCTGTCGCGGTGTCTCTATCAATCAGGTGGGATATGGACACAAGACAATTTTTGCAGCGTGTATTGGGGGGAGATGGACGCTACTGCATCTTTGCAGCTCGTAAGTCTGATGAGCGCATCAAGCAGGAGTTCTACACCTCCATCGACGATCTGGTAGTTAGGGCAAACGAGTTAGACGACGAGGACTACGACGTATTTTATGGGCTGGCAACCTATGGCCCTGAGGACCGTCGCAAGGTGGACAATGCGGTAGCATTGCAATCATTTTTCCTCGATCTGGACTGCGGTAAGGGTAAGGCCTATCCGACGCAGGGCGAGGCACTCAAGGCTCTGCAGCGGTTTTGTAAGCAGCTAGACCTATCCAAGCCGCAGCTCGTTAACTCAGGCCGTGGTATCCATGCCTATTGGTTTCTTGACGCTCCGGTAGACCCGGCGCAGTGGCGTGGCGTAGCCGAACGCTTGAAGAAGGCCTGTGAGGTCAAGAAGCTAGACGCTGACCCGGCGGTGACCGCCGACGTAGCTCGGGTGCTCCGAGTCCCAGGTACGCACAATCACAAGGGCGACCCGCTCCCGGTGCAGGTACTGGGCAAGGAGTTTGTACAACCAATTAGCATGGAGGCACTTTCGGCGAAGTTGGATGTCTATGTCCCGAACATGGGCAAGAAGCGTCCTGTCGAAGCCAACGCACTGATGAACGCACTGACGGGGAACCGGGAGTCCTCGTTCAAGACCATCATGCTGAAGACCAAAGCCGGGAAAGGCTGCGATCAGCTCAAGTACATACTGAGACACCAAGACAAGGTAGACGAGCCGCTGTGGCGAGCCGGGCTGTCTATCGCCAAGTTTACGAAGGAGGGGACGCAGGTAGCTCACCTGATGTCTAAGGGGCACCCGGACTATGACCCCGCCGAAACTGAAGACAAGCTGGAACGTATCAAGGGGCCGTACCTGTGCAGCAGCTTCAACGAGTACAACCCCGGCATCTGTGTTGGGTGCCCAAACTTTGAACAGATACGCTCACCCATAACCCTTGGCAACCGGATACGGGAGCACAAAGACCCTGTATCTGCCACGGTGGTGCAGCCTGAAGCCGACGGGAACGACACCTCTGAAGAGATAGTGATTCCGAAGTATCCGGCCCCATATTTCCGTGGTGCCAACGGTGGCGTCTATATCCGCTCTGAGGACGATGACGGCATCGAAGAAGACAAGCTGGTTTATATCAACGATTTGTACGCCACACGGCGCCTAGACGACCCAGAGCTTGGCGAGTGCATCGTGATGCGGCTACACATGCCCATGGATGGGGTGCGGGAGTTCACCGTGCCTCTGCAGGTAGCCATATCCCGAGACGAGTTCAAAAGAGCGATGGCCCGTAGGGGCGTCTTCATGACCAACATGGATGGGATCGTAAAGTATATGAAAACTTGGATCGATGAACTTCAGCTAACGACGCAAGCAGATATGGCACGGCGGCAGTTTGGGTGGACCGACGAAAACTGCTCTTCCTTTGTCATTGGTGACAAGGAGATATTCCCAGACCGCACCGACCACAACGCACCGAGTGCCACTACCGGGTCAATGTTTCCGGCATTCCGCAGCAAGGGCACCCTGCAGGGGTGGGTCAACACGGCCAACTTCTTCAACAAGCCCGGCATGGAGCTGCACCAGTACATCGTATTAACAAGTTTTGCCTCCGTGATGATGGAGTCGTCAAGCGTCAACGCTGTAGCTACGCACATCTGGAGTAAGGAGTCGGGGCTAGGGAAGACCACAGCTATGCTGGTGGCTGCTGGCGCATGGGGTAGGCCTAAGAGTCTCATCATGCACCGCACCGATACCATCAACGCCAAGATGATGCGCGGGGAGATTTACCACAACATCCCCATGTACCTCGACGAGATCACCAACATGTCCCCTGACGCTATGTCGGAGATTGCCTATCAGTTCGCCGGGGGCCAGCAGAAAGACCGCATGAAGCAAGGTGCTAACGAGCTACGGCACCGGGGCGAAGAGTGGAAGCTGATGGCTGTTACGACCGGTAACGTGAGCTTCCACGAGAAGGTAGCTATGGCTAAGGCCATGGGGCAGGCAGAGGCGCAGCGGGTACTGGAGATCAGGGCGGAACGGTTCTTCACGAAGACCTCGGAAAAGGCGCTGACGGATAAGTTTGCGAAGAGCGTAGAGGTCCACTACGGCCATGCAGGGATCGTCTTTGTGCGCTACTACATGCAGCACAGGGAGCAGATTAACGCGCTAGTGGACACCATACAGACGCGTATCGACACGCAGGTGGGGCTAACTGCAGAGAACCGGTTCTGGTCTGAGGGCTGCGCCAGGGTGCTGGCGGCTTTGGTGTTCTGCAGGAAGCTGGGGCTCTTGGACTATGACTCAAAGGCCATGTTCAAGTGGATCATCGCCATGCTGCGGACGAACCTCAAGGCATCGCAGGAGATGACCTACGAGATTGTCGAGATTGTCGGCCAGTACATGAACGACCACCATGACAGCATCCTGCGCATCAAGAGCACCGAGGATCGGCGTACCAGCAAGGGTGAGGACAGTGAGGGGGTGAAGCAGCTACAACGGGTTATGCCGGAAGCATCGCCACGGCACATCTTGGCAGGGCGCTACGAGACCGACGTGCGCAGGTTCTGCATCATGCCGAAAGTGTTCCGCAAGTGGTGTGCGGACCAGCAGCTCAACTACCAGACCATTACTCAGGAGCTTATGAAGCAGATGGGTGGCAAGCGCATGAAGATTCGCTACAACAAGGGCACGTCCTACGATACGCCACCTCAGGATTCAATCGTGGTCACGTTGCCCGAGAGCTACGACAAAGACGATGGCTATACGGTTAAAGATTGACGACGTATGCGCCGATGGCGCACGGATAGTTGTAGATTGGAACAAGTTCTCTGTAGGACGTTCTGTCTTCATCCCGTGCATAGACGTGGAGGAAACGAAGAAGCAGGTGCGGGAGATAACGAGCCGCAAGTCTATGAAGATAAAGGCACTTCCCCGAGTGGAGAATGGTATGTTCGGGGTTCGCTTCTGGCGGGTCCTATGATACTTTAGCTAGGACAGTCTTCTCCCGACTGTTGTTCTCCTCTCTTGCCCCCGCTTCGGCGGGGGTCTTTTTCCCCAAGAAGCGCTCTACGGACTCCACGCACCGCTCTGCCGTGAAGTCGCGGGGTTTGACACGCAGCGTCATCGCTGTCACCTCGTGCATGGGCACGAACAAGACCTGCTCAATATCCAGAGCGACGAAGGCGTACCAGTCAGCATTGCGGCTATTTGTGGTGAATAAGTAGGTGGGACGATGGGCTCCGCGACGGCGAGCCTCTGTGGAGGTTTTAACTTCGACGGTGACAAGGCGCTCGTTCGGCAACCTGCACCACAGGTCCATGCCGAATCTGTCTACATGGTGGCACTCGACGCCGTGCCTCTCTAGCACGTAGGCTACAAAGAACTCACCCACCCGGCCAATTTTGCTCGTACGCGGTGACTGTTGCATCGATCCCCCCGGTCAATGCGGCCCGTGCGGTTTACTCGCTAGTTTGTTGCTTCTTCAGGGATTCCTGATCTTTGATGTCTTGCGCAGCGTACCTAAAGGAGTCGAGCGTAAACAAGATACCACCGACTTCTCTTCGCTTGTTTGCCCAGAACTGATCTAGGGACATGTCAGCGGACTCAGGGCTGATGAACAGCTCGGGGTACTTATCGCTGTACTTGTCGATGAACTCGTTGATCTCAGCCTGTGCCTTGAAGACTTCATCGTAATCCCCGGCGTTGATCGCGATGTTTCGCTTCTGGCGCAGGCGGGAGGCCATCGCAATGAGGCGTTGCTCTGCGCCCTTCTGCTCCCCAAGGCGGCTTTGCTGTTTGGTGCGCCGCGAAGCGGAGAAGCCGAGGGCCTTACCCAATATCTCCATATCGGTATATTCATCGACGATGGAAGAGCCAAGGCGGGTCAGGTCCCCTTCGTCTGTGTACCGCATGGACCGGGAAATGTTCGCAAAGGCGGCAGGTGCAGCTAGCTCAAAGCCTCGACGATAATCGCCGTTCTCAAGGGCATTGTAGGACTTCACGTAGTTACTGAAGAGCGACCCTGAGGGGCCGAGGAGCGCTGCACCGACCTGCGAGTAGAAGTCCGCGTCCTTGTCTGCATAGCGGCTGTTGGCGATTATCAGGTCACGGAAGCCCATACGCTGCGAGATGTCCAGCTCTCCACCCATCATCCTAGTGGCGTAGTTAATCAAGCCGGTCCAGACCATGGGCCTGTCTTTGAAGTAGTCCTCCGCCTGCAGCTCTGCCGGTAGTTCGTCTTCCCCGTCCCCGAGCAGGTCAAACATGTCGAGGATAGCCAGCACCCCACCGGTAAGCGTAAGGCCCTGAAGCCCGAGCAGAGACACCGTAGCTACCGTCATCCCAACAAGTTGCTTCCTCGCCGCTTCGCGGAGCTGCGGGTCTTCGACGCTGTTTAGGGCCTGCCGCAAGGATTTGATCTGGTGGTACCACATGCCGAGGCCGTAGGTCTTGAACATCATCATGGTGCGGCCTAGCGGGCCGAGAGCACCGGTACCCTGCGCCATACGAGGAGCAGTAATCAGAGCACTGCCACCGTTCGTTTGCTGCGTGAGGTAGATGGCCTCGTTAGCTGCCTGCGCTTCCTTCTCTTGAGGACTTAGCCCTCGCTCTTCCGCTGTCGGCTTGGTGTTCAGGCGATGCAGCTCGTTGAGGTAGTTGGCGGTCAACGTCACCTGCCGGTTAAACATCTCGGAGTTGTGGAACATGAGCCCCGTGATACCGGTAATTATGTCCATGACGTTGCGCGAGTTCTTCCACACGCTGTTTACTTCAAGCTGTTCAAAGATAGCCGAGTGCCCGAGCTGTCCCCGATTCGACGCAAGCTGCACGAGGGGGAGCATGAGCTTCAAGAACTCTCGCTGGCTAAGTTTCTGCGTGCTGCCGTCCGGCATCGTGTACTCAAAGAAGCCCTTCTTGTCGCTCATGGGCAGGTCAGGTCGAATCCGCAGGCGCCCTTGGTCGTCAGCAATGTAGTAGTTGTCTATGGACGGGTTGGTGCCGGTCACCGTCTCCGTGCCTACTTGATTACCCGCAGAGTCGTAGACGGGATTCTGGCGCCGGAAGCCACTGCTACCGAACATGCTCGTAGCCGTCGCGTAGACCTTTGATGCTGTCTTGTTGTCCGTACGCGCCGCCGTAGCCCAGTAGCTGACGAGAGGAATCTGGCCGCTCTGCACGAACGCTGACGCCGGGTTGAGACCCATGAAGGATACGAAGGTCAGTCGGTTAGCTATGGTGGCGAGCTTCATGAAAGCCCCGGTGGGCGGACTCAAGGCGAAGTTAATCCGCAGTCGCACCTCGTCCTTGAGGGCTTCAGCCATGGGGTTGTCCATATCACGCCCGTAGCGGCGCAACTTCTCCTCAAGGTCTTTCCGTGCTTCTCTCTGCCGCGCTAGGTTCTGCCGCGTGGGGTCGCGCTCTACAGCGCGAGAGGCCTCTACATACCGGGCCTGGGCTGCAGGCAGTAGTTTCATCCGGGTGTCGATCTCACCGATGATCTGGTTCTGGATCGAGCGCAACTCGTTACCATGCTTGATGCGCAGGGTCTCACGGGCGAGGCTGTAGCCCTTCTGCTTGAACGCCTGCAACGAGTCCTCAAGAGCCCCCAAACGGTTTTTACGAGTCTGCATGGACCGGATCAGGGAGGTCTCCGGCAGGGCGTTGATAAACAGCTCGATTATCTGGTCCTGCACGTCCTTGTTGACGTTACCGTCCCTGAGGATGTTCAAGGTCTTGTCTACGAAGGACCCGCTCGGCGCTCCGTTAGCTATCATGGATGCACTTGGCGCGCCGTGAGGCGTGATCTGACTGCCCCCGGCCTCTTCAATCTCCAGATAGGCAGCACGGCGCTCAGCCTGCGTATTGAAGGCCTCAACTACCCGCTCGCCGTTCATGTTGTAGGTCAGCCAGTAGTCGCCCTGACGTGCCAGCGGGAAGTACACCTCAAGCTCGGCCTTGCCGAACATCTCTTGGAACACCTGCTTCTTGAGGTTTTTAGCCGTGTCGGCATCTTCGACGTAGCGGTCGATGTTGGAGAACAACACGTCCTTGAGGTCTGCGAACATATCTTGGTAGTGCTTCCGCAGGAGCTTCCACTGTTCTTGCCCGTCAGGCCCGAGGCGGTCCCATAGCGGCTTCATGCGGTCATAGATAAACAACTTGTTCGCATCTTTCTCATAGGCTTTGCGTTTCTTGGTGGGGTCTACTTGCCCGATGGTGGACATAGTTACCACACGGTCGAAGGGCTGCACCTTCTTCTTGTTCTTCTCGCGCCAGTCGTTGAGCCGGTTATATTTGCGGTCCACGGCGCTCATGATGTTCCGCATGGAGCCGTTCTGTAGGTCAAACTCGTTGTGGAGATCACGACCTAGCTGCCCAAGACGGGGGCTGAAGTAACCGAATACGTCGGATAGCTGCAAGGAAGAGGCAAAGCTCAGGGCGTTGGAGATCGTGGACTTCTTCGTGCCCCGACTAAAGATACGCCCAAAGGATTCAGTCAGCCGGTTGCCTTCATCGGGAGATACCTTCTTGCCCCCTTCAAAGTAGTTCGCCACATACCGGTCCATGTAGGCATCTTGCTCGGCCTTGTCGGAGGTAAAGACGGCATTGAAGGTGTCTGCGTTCGACCCCGGCGGCTCCATAATACTGAGGATCATGTTGTCCAGCGGGGTGTTTATGTCTGCTGCGGAGCGCGGGGGCTTGCCGACTATGGCCCGCACGATGTTGTTCAGCTCGTTCATGATGCGGCGGAAGAAGCTAACCCGGCCCTTAGGCGTGAGAGAGGCCACCTCGGTGCGCAAACGAGGGTTACTGCGAAACTCAGCGATGAACTCCCCGAGAGACTCTCCTGCGTAGAAGCCATCCAGACGCGGTTTCAGCTCGTCAAAGATTTTCCGTAGCCGCTTAACTGCCGGTAACTTGTCCTCCGCAATAGCCTTGTCGATAGCCGGGTGCTGCAGCTCGTGGAGGATAGTGTGCGGGTTCATGCCCCGCTCGGAGTCAATCAGGATGCGGTTATTCTCAGCGTCGTAGGCACCAGCAATGGGCGCCCCTGCGTCGTCGGTCAGGCCCTCTACCACCTCAACCTGCACGTCACCGACGTAGTTTTTCATGGGCGCAGCGAGGGCCCGGTAGGTGTCCGGCACGGAGGACTCTACGACTGTCTCTGACCGTGCTCCGGTAGTCCGCTGCGTAGCAACCTGCCCCGGCTCAGCTAGTAGGCGAATGGCTTCGGCTAAGTTGTTACCACGAACAGCATCGGCTATCGGCGTAGGCAGCGGGGACTGAATAGCCTCGGTTAGATTGCTACGGTCTCGCAGGTCCTTAACGCGAGCATTGATCCGGGCCATATCGAGCGTGGGCTGCTGCAACGTGCTAACAAGATTCTTGGTAGCTACCCTCTGTGCTTTGGACTGGCTGCTTGCAAGGCTATCTTGAGCTTCGACAAGGGCAGTGTTAATCGCAGCGTTTAGTTCAGGGCTACCGTTTTGCCGTGCCCAGATATAGAACCCAAGTCCCCGACCCGCACTTGCCGGAGTGGTTTGAAATACTATGTCTTCGGCTGC